TTACGCACTGACGTACGCTATCGGAAAGAATGTTTCAGAAGCTTACAACGCCATTACCGGTGAAGCTTCACTCACCTCATCCATCCTAGCAGCAATTTCCCTAGCGGCCACCCATCAAGATATCGAAAACACCTCTGGTCAGAACGCCACGCAAGGCAATCCCGGCACTTTGCCACCCGTGCCCGACTCCATTCAGTCTTTTCCTGCAGTGGTGGCTATAAAAAATAATCTAGTCTCACTAGTTAATTCGTACCTTGCTTTATTGATTGCCGAAAAAGCTTCGATTGTAACTAACGATTCGAATGTCGCCATTCAAGCGCAGAACAGCGCTGCAATCTCTGCCATCTCTACGATCCAGAGCGCACTCAATATCTGGAGTGCCTATGTCGACTTTCAAACTCCTCCAGTATCAACCTATGCGGCGTTTTACGCCTATAGCCCAACTCTTTTGGCACCAACCAAGCTTTATTCATCTCAGCTTGCTGCGCTTCAATCTGCCGTCAACGCTCGCCTAGCAACAAACGCTTCTCGAATCGCTCAGCTAAACGTGATTCTGGGAACCGTAAGCCAAGACATCTCAACCGGTGTAGCCTCGGGTTCGGGTCTCTATTTTAAACGATACAGTTTTCTCTCTTTGAGACTAAATTCCCTTGGCGGTTCTTTGAGTCAATACCTCGCATTAAGTGGTACCACAAATGCTCAAACAGCCGCTGCGGCCAACATAGCAAGTACCGCTGCAACGTATCAGTCAATTTTGTCGACAACCAAATTTTCAGCTCCTGCAAATGGGACAGCTGTATTTGGGGTTATGGATAGTTCTCAATTTGCGATTGGCGATACGGTGTTTTTGTATGCGGAAGGCCAGGTAGAACTTCAAAGATCTGTAAAGTCTATTAATGGGAATTCCATGACATTGAACGATGTGGTTCCTTCTAAATATACCCCAGCGTCCAATGCGAGAATGTACAAAGATCTCACTTAAGACCGTTACACATCTCAAGTGCAATCATGTCGCGAGCCATAGCGCTTTTATCGCCATATCCGAGTTCGACTGAGTCTGAGCATCCGTTCATTTGAGGCATCTTCAATTTGTCACGCCAGCCGTGCTTGTTGTTGGCAGCAACTGCTCCTCCACACGCATCATCAATTACCCTCGCCATTTCTGCGTCAGCATACTTTCCCATTGGCGGAGGATTGTCCATTTGCTTTCTCATAGAAATGTAGAGACCGAGGCGGCACGAATTGTAGTAGACAACTTTAGGGTCAACTTTGGCAGTGGACTTCTTAATCGCCATCGAAAATGCGTAACCAGCCGAAACAAGCACCAAAACCATTGCTACTAATACTACGCGCATACGTACCCCCAAAATTATTTAGATCACTTGCGCCCATTGCACCATTTTAGAGTAAGGTTAGCGGTTTCTTTGTCGGTTTTGTTGTGATACGCGTACAGTATTGCCTCTGCACATCCTGACAGATATGGGTGTTTTAGCATGTCTTTCCACCCATCTCTTTCGTACTCATCCCTTGAGCGATTACAGGATGCATCAGCTTTTTTGTAAATCTCGCGAAAAATGTACTGATTAGTTTTGGACTCTGGTTCCTGTTCCACTTTCATGTTTACGAGGCTTTCGTGGCAAGAACACCAAAATGCCAAACGAGGTTCCAAATTTGGGACGTGTCCATACTCAAACCCATTGGCCCAATTTGAAAATGGAATAAAAATCAAAACTAAGAATAGTACTCGCACGGCAACCCCCAAAACCAGAATGCGACCAGGTCTGTTATTTTTCAACTTTATTCTTCTAATTGTTCTATTTTGCGACATCGTCGGTGACGATCATGTCTCCTTGTTCCAAACAGAGATAGTATTCAAACATGTATCGGTCAGTCGTATTCAGCGAACCACCATTTTCGTGCTTAACTAATAGTTCGCTGATTGCAGACAAGATTATTGGAATAGCACAATGACTAGAGTCTTGATGAACTTCGCTGCACCGAGCGTTATTCTTTACGTGAAACTCGTGAGCCAAACTAGCCTCACGGTACACTTCATCGTCGCTCAGCCATTTTAGGTGGCACATATTTGTATCAAACTGATCCCATGATTTGCCGGAAATTGCCCCTAAAGCTTTAAAGGAGTCGCCAGCAGCTGCCCCTTCATATTCAGACTGAAGAAACCCGTTCAATACGAACTCTAAAATATTTTCCTCAACATTATCCATTTCTCTATTTTCGCTTATTTTGCTTATTTAAGCAATCAAAATGGCTGGCACCGATCAAACATTTCATCTATGTATTCCTGGTAATGCCTGCTTGAACACCAGTCGTAGAGATGGACAGGGTGCATAATACTTTTAGGGCAGCTATCTTCTAAATATCCGGCAGTGTCCTCCTCTGGTTTAGAAAAAATGGGGAGAAAACGGTCAATCGACCCGCTAATCAGGCCGCTCCGAGGAGAAGCGTAGGGCTTGTTTTTGCCGTAATCGTGGTCTCGATCGCAGTAACAGTGTGATAACTCATGCCAAATTAGCATTTTTTTGCCTAAATTGGACGTAGCGTTCCAGAATGGACGATCTATGTCGATTTCGCGAAAGGTAAATCCGTAATTGCACCAGCCAATGACGTTATTTTCCTTAATTTTTGTGAAACCTACCGTTACTTCATGGGCAAATATCAAATTGCGAGCCTTTGCCAAAGCCTTGTACTCGTCGACATACGGTTTAAGCGCAGGATCAACGCCCATGTAGGCTGGAGAAGTCTTAATTTCAGTTTTGGTCGATTTTGGGGTCGTGCAAGAGCATAAAATAGCAAAAAAGCAAATAACCGTAACGCGAATTTTTTGTCTCATCTTGCGATATATCACAGTGAAAATAGGGAATTAGGACCCCGCAATCTTTACCTTAGAGGGTTATAATCGATATGGCAGTTGACGGTTCAGTTTCACAGTTTACCGGATACACTAATGGGTCGGCCGTTTCAGCTGACACCAGCGCTATATTTGGACAAGGGCCTCTCGCCCTCCCTCAAGTTCCTTGGTCGGACGTAAACAGTCGCTTTTTTCAAGCGTTCCAGATCGATCCGTCACGTTGGGACCAACTGTTTCCGTATCGCTTGCTCGTTATTGATACTAATAACAGCAATCAAATTGTTAACGGCAAAGATGCGACCGACATCAACACTACAGTTACCGTTGGAACTGGTTCAACTGTCATTGATTTCCAAACTTTCGGAACTCAGTGGGTATACCAGCTTCCGATTAGTCCAGAACAATTAAGGATTAGCGACCAGTATGCGATCTCGACTTCTGCAACCCTTCGCGGAGTCATAGAGGAGCACAACGGAGTTAAGTTTAAAAACATCCTCGCTTCCGGTAGTTTTGGAGTTTGGCCCTTTAAAGAAAGCGTCACAAAACCACCAGCAAGCCCAGGAATTGTAAGCTCCCTCTTCGGATCGACGATAGCGTCTATCGGAAATGTAACTTCCCAATTTCAGTCGGCAGTAAGTGCTGCGACCGGAAACTCTGCCGCGTCAAAGCCCAAAACAGTTCGTCCAGAAAATTCGGCGTCCGGAAAAAGCAGTACTGGATACTTTCAAGCCCTGGCTTTAACCCAATTTCTTGAGCAATATGCTGAAGCAAAAAAGATACCGAATAACTCAGGGTGGCGCCTGATTTTTGACATTCCTAAACAGAATCAAGCGTTCGTCGTCACGCCGATGGCTTTTGAATGGTCACAATCGGTCCAAGATCCAATGGCGATCCATTTTAGCCTTCAAATGAAGGCATGGCGCCGAATTGACCTCAACGAAAATGCTTTTGTGGCGGATCCAGACGTTCAAACATTGACACCAGGAATTTTAGCTCGTGTTTTAAATACTCTTGCCGCGGCCCGTGCAACAGTGAGTGCTTCTTTAAATCTCATAGCCTCTGTAAGATCTGACGTTGAAGCGCCGCTTGATGCCCTTCGCCAAACAGCCTTGCTTGTGAAAGATCTTGCGGGCGTAGTGATTACCGCTGCGGATTTACCGTTTGAGCTAGCAGCAGACTATAAATCGGCAATTGCAGCTTTTATCTCTGATATCAATCTGGGAAACGCCGCTAGATCTTCGTCTTCTAGCACCGCCGTTATTGGCCCAATAAGGGCGATCAAAGCAAGTGCCGCAAGCAATGAAGGCCTTAGTCTTGACGCTATCAACTCAGGCCAGCTTGGTGCCGCAGCCGCACATGCCCAAAGCATCGACCCAGCTTTGAGTGTACTTTCTAATCCACAGGCTAACTACGGCCTTATGGACACGGTAAAAGTTAATTCTCTATCTCTCACAACTGCCCAAAAAAATGCAGTTAATCAGGTAGTGCAAAATGCTCGAACTATCACCGTTGACGATCTCAAGCGGCACCGAGCTACTGTTCAAGAGCTAACCCTTCAGCTTTCGAACAGTTTTGGTGCAAACGACGCTCGATACAGTAAGATTTACGGTAAGGCAGCTCCAACAAAAAGAGCTCAAGCTATTACCCTAGATGAATACGACATCTTAAAAAAGCTCTACGATGTTCTTCAGTGCTACGACATTTTGACTGCAACCACCAAAATTGACGACCGTCATTTTGAAAATAGCATGGCTTACGTCTCAGGTCTCGCGCAAGACTCTGGGATTGCGTTCTCAATACCCAATTCTAAAATTCAGCTTCCCGTACCGTTTGGTGCCACAATTGAGGGTATTGCTCGCCGATACTTAGGTAACCCGGAACGCTGGCTTGAGATCGCTACGCTTAACAATCTTCGTGCTCCTTACATTGATGAAAATGGTTTTAAGCTTTCTTTGCTTTCCAACGCCACTGGGCGCCAAATCACGGTCAATTCTCAAAACAATTTGTTTGTTGGCCAACGTGTATTAGTTAATTCTGCAAACCAGTCGCCTTCTCCAAGAGTAATTCTCAATATAGATAGACTATCATCGACTAGCTATCTTTTGACACTCGATGGGCTTGCGAACCTTGACGGATACACGGTTGCAAATGTTGCTTACCTTCAAGCTTACCTGCCTGGAACGGTTAACAGTCAGCAGAAGATTTTCATTCCTAGTTCAGAGTCTCTAGCAAGTTTACCGAATATCGTTCCGCCTCCTTCGACATCGGGCGACCCTCTTGTTGGCTTGAGTAAAGTTGATTTTTTACTCACAGAGACTGGCGACTTGGCAATTAACAGCTTTGGAGACTTCCGGTTGGCTTCTGGTATTACAAACTTGATTCAGGCGATTAGAATCAAGCTTGCAACTCCAAAAGGCTCAATCCCCCACCACCTTGAGTTCGGTTTGGGTTTAAAATCTGGAATCCCCACTTCAGCGGTTAATACTCAAGACATCTATAAAACGATTAACAAACTGGTGAAACAAGACTCACGGTTTTCTGGTTTGACGAGCCTTCAAGTTGTGCTCACTGGTCCGACTCTTACCATAAACATGGGAGTCAGAATCGCAAACAATAGAGGGGTTTATCCTCTGAGTTTTACCCTTACTTAATGTGATATAGCCGGTCTGAAGCATTTTCTTTAGACCCCGATGGAGTTTTAAAATGGCAAACAATCTACCTACACCTCAATCTTATGAAAATTTGCTTGCAGATCTTTTGTCGAGCTACAGCTCCAAAATTGGTGTTAACGATTTGAACGTTGGAAGCACAGTAACTTCATTTTTTGAAGTAGTTGCTTTGATGGTTGCTCGCTCTTCTGGAGACACACTTCAAATTCTTAGAGATTTTTCGGTAGACCGTGCTACGGGCGATGCTTTGAAACGCCTCGCGACAGACAACAACATCACCCCGATCACTGCTCAAACTGCAACCGGTTCAGTAACTGTAATTGACACGAGCTTCAAAAAAATTGCATCAAAAGTATACGCGGGCGTAAATCCACCCAATATCGGTTCGGTGTCTGTTCCTGTTTCTGATGCTTCACTTTTTCCAGCAACCGGTTCAATTTATATTGGTCGTGGTACTAATAACGTTGAAGGCCCGATTCCCTACAGTTCGATTACTGCCGTGGGTGGATACTACGTATTGAGCTTGACGGCTCCAACTGCCAAATTCCACAACGTCGGTGAACCAGTTATTTTGGCCCAAGGCGGAAACCGTTCAATTAACGTAAACTCGCTCGTAATGGCCCCTTCGACCGGTGCGAGTGCTGATATTAAATTTAGCATAACCACTGCTGCCGTAATCCTTGACGGTGAAACAACTGTTACCGGTGTTCCCGTTGCTGCACAAGAGCCGGGCGTCGATGCCAACGTCCCATCCGGTGGAATTAAAAAGTTTGTAAGCAATCCTGCATCACTGCCGCAAGCGACGGTCACAAATTCACTACCGTATACGACTGGAAAAGAATCCGAGACGGATGATCAGCTTCGCGTACGTATTAAACGTGCTCTTGCATCTACTGGCTTAGGCACAGCCACCGCGGTTCAGTCTGCGGTAATTGGAGCTTCGCCATCCGATGAAGCAGCCACAATCGTAAGTGCATCTATTCAAACTGGAACAAGCAGCGCCATCCTTTTCATCGATGACGGCACGGGCTATGAAGCAAAAACTTCTGGAGTAGGGCTTGAATCTATCGTTGATGCTGCCCTGGGCGGAGAACAATTCTTTCAATTGGCTACGGGTGGTCGTCAAGCGCCGTTAGCCAAAGCGTTTTTACAGTCTACAAATCCTGCACCTTTTGATTTGATCGGCGCGGATACGCTCGCTATCGTCGTCGGAAATACAACTTATCAACATGTTTTTGCAACTTCTGACTTTAGGTCTCCAGGCGGCGCAACCGCTTTTGAGGTAACTGCTTCGGTAAATGGAAATACTGCGCTCGGATTTGAGGCCACTACGGCAGGGGGCGGACAATATGTTGTTTTTCGCTCAAAGACTGAGAGCAACGACTCAATTCAAACTACGACGCCGACTACGTCCGGTAGAGACGCGGCTGTTCAGATGGGATTACCATCAAACCAAATTCAGACTTTGCGTTTGTATAAAAATAACGTCCCTTTAAACAAAGATGGAAACCTCGCTGCCATCTTCACTCAAGCGCAAACCTTGTGGTCAAATACTGTTGCCAATGGTGAGACTTTGATTCTTTCTGTTGACGGAACTCAATCGACTACGTTCACAATCAACGATGCAGACTTTATAAAAACAGGCTTGTACACATCTGTTTCCGCAACCAACACTCTGGCTTCATGGGCAACCGTTCTTAACACGAAGCTTACGGGCGTAACGGTTGGCGTTGTTGGCCAGACACTCGAAATTACATCAAACCTAGGTGCAAACAACCGGGCTTCAATTGTCGTAGACCCTTCTTCTTCTTTGGTCGCAAAGGGCCTGTTCTCGTCAACAGTAGGTCTGTCATCTCAGGGATCTGCTTCAGATTTTACCCTCAATCGCAATACTGCACAAATTGAACTCGTAGCACCGCTTGTAGCTAACGATTTGCTTGCCGCTGGCAGCACAAAAACTCAAGCAACTATTAAAACTTTGCAAAATTCTGGTGGAAGCGTCACCCTCACATCTAATGGGCATATTTGGTTACTGGTTGACGCTGCGGGAGCAATCGTTCCTACCGGGCTAACTGGCAATTCGACCATTACAATCACAAAACCTTCGGCAAATGTTGTTCGATATGCTAGCTCGGTTGCTTCTGCATTTTCCACTGTGCAAGTTGGCGATTACGTAATTATTTGGTCGGCTGAACTTAACCCTACTGCCCGTCTAGAAGCTCGTATTTTTGCTAAAACGAATAGCTCAATCGATCTTCAAATAACCTCTGCAGAATGGTCTGCAATTGCTACGACCGTTGGTGCTATTTATGCTCAAGGCATCGTGGTTCTTCGTAGCGCTAGTGTTCCACAAAAGTTTAAGGTCTCGGCTGGGACAAGCACCCTTGACGTAGTTTCGGCACAGCTGCAAGCACAAACTAACGAAATCAATTTTAGCGTTCTTTCTGAGCAATACATTGTAGCAGGCACAAAAACAAAAGACTCATCTGGTTTTCTTTTAGTGGTGACATCTGATGGCCAAGGCTCATTGGCAGGATTTCAATCTGGAGTGTCTGATAGCTCAAAAACTTCTTTAATAGCTAACTACGATTCTTTTGGGTACGATTCGGCTTTACCTCTTTTCTTTCACTCGCCGTTTTCTTCCGAAAACTCTGCCGACCCAATTGACGGCTATATTTCCAACTTGAGCTCGAGTATTAGCCTTGCAGGACAAGATCCTAACGAAATTGTTTCGTTTTTGCAGCCTTACGGCGCTATTTCTGATTCCCAGCCATTTGGAGAGTACGTTCAGGAAACTTCGGTATCCGGAACAAGCCTTGGGGTAAATCAGCAACCACGCCTTCGTCGAGTTAGAATTGGCGATCGGTTTTTTGTTGCAAACCCACTAGACTTTGGAAATGCCGACACGGCCGTTGTAGTTTTGGACAGCGATACTTCAAACAAAAGTTTTGAAATTCCGTTATTCCGAAGAGCGATAACCAACACTACAATTTCTAACGGCGCTTCAAGTTTTAATGCTTACGACGTTGATTCTGGAGCATCTGCAAACTTTTCCAGTTCATTTGGCACTAGTTTTGATTTTTCAAATTTTAAAGCATTGATCCGCGCCAAAAAGACTTTGAAACCAACCCCAGCGAAAACGGCTATCCTTTACCGTTCAGTTTTATGGGGCCGTTCGGGTGAAAAAGTCAGCATCGGCTATTCTTACCCTGCTGGACCGAATACTGCTATTGGTAGCACGGTCGTTGTTAACAGCTCTGTATCGATTTTTATAAACCTAGCATCGGGCACACCAATTAATTCGTCAATAGACGGATCAACTGAGTGGAACGTCTCTGTAACCCCATACACTCCTGCAGCAGGAACCGACCAGGTAACGTTCTCGTACAGTGGTCTTGGGTCTGCTCCGGCTTTGAATTTGAATGGTGGGGAATACGTTAACATTCTTTCAACTACAGAGATTAACTTAGCAAATACTGGCACTTTCCGAGTTTCAACTCAAACTGGGTTTGCGCCTACTTCAACAAGCTTTACCGTAGCAATGACTACTGGAACCGCGATTTCGCAAGTTAACGCTGCAACTCAAGTTGCCAACGGTATTGCTTTCTATCAGGCTTCTCCGACCACTGCCGCTCAGGTACAGACCTACGTAGCAGCAAATCTTGCGGCATACGTAAGCGCTTCACTTGTGATCGATGGGGACGCGACCGGATCGGGAGTCATCGCTCTCTCAACTTACGAAGACAGCGGATTTGCATACAATTCACAATTCTTACAAGACGGAATTAATTGGATCGCAACTTCAAACTTGGGCGGATCTCCCCAATTTACGTTTAAGCGACCGTTGGCATTGCCTTCAGACGTTGGCTATTCATTCAACAGCGCAGAAGAAATTCGCCTAATCCCGACCACCATGGATCAAGTTGCCCGCCTGTCTTCTGTGCTTGCGGTTACCGGATTTACGACTGTTGGGACAATCAACCTGGTAGATCGAGGAACAAAGCTTGAGCTCGCCACGGACGTAATCGGTTCTGGCGGTGCAATACAAATTATTGGTGGAAACGCTAACGGTTTCTCTGTGCCAGTGCTTGATTCAGCTATTCGAATCGATAACAACAATTCTTTAGTATCCGTAGACGCAGTTTCAGGAAGCGGAATCCTTTCAGATCAATGGTTTAGACTCCAAGCTACAAATAAGCAAAATAAACTTACCTTTATTAATTCAAATACTAGCGTGACAATTCAATCGCAAACGCCGTCCACGGGACTCAGCACGGTAAGTCTTTTAAACAAAACTCTTACCCAGCGTTATTTTGGGCGTCCACGCCATAACGTTCGAGTGAATGGAAACACCTTTCGCGTAGAAAAACAGGGTTCATTAGTTTGCATTAGCTGGAACGGCGCAGGAACTAGCCCTCAATTCTTGAAAGCGTCCTTGAGTTTTAACGATTCTGTAGGCGGAACAACCAACATATACAAAGTTATTGGATCAAACGACGCTATTTACCAAATTTTGAGTGGACCAGCAAATTTTGTTGAGCTTTCGATCAACGATAAAATCAGTATCTCGGGAATGACAAACTCAGGCAATAACGGAACCTTTCTGGTAACAGGGGTTTCTGATGATGGCAAGATGGTCCAAGTATTAAACTCAAATGCAGTTAATCAATACTCTGCCGGTCAGCTTAATTTAGGTGGACAGCTAACAACCAGCGACTCCTTCTTGGTTGGTTCTAATACCTTGGTTGCAGGAACAGACTTTGCAATTGGATTCACCGTAAGCCAAACTGCCGCAAACTTATCGGCCATCATTGGGACTTTGACAGGCTTCGGTAGTTCGTCATCCTCCAATGTCGTAACCGTTAAAGCTACCAGTTCTGCTCAAATTTCAGTCCTTTCGCACTCTGGGCCAACTTCCGTTGCCGTAAGTCCGATTCAAGGCCAAGCATTTGCAGCAGGCAATTTTTCAGCTCAATCAGGCGTCATAGAGGGCGATAACGTTGTTATTGCGGCACCTTTTGCGGTTTTAAATCGTGGAAAATTCCGTGTCGTTCGCCGTTTTAACGATTCGATCTGGATTGAAAACCAAAACGCAATCGTTGAAGAAGTAACGCTTGTGCCAAACTTGATCAGTCTTGGTTTTGACACCACAACCTCATTCAAAGTTAACGCCACTGACTCGAAGATCTACCTGAACTGGAATGGAACCGGAACTGAACCGTTACTTGGAAATGCTCAAGTGGGCGACACGATGACTTTTGGAACAGATTTCTCAAGCAGTAACCAGGGCACCTTCATGGTGACTCGTTCGGGTTTTAAGCTTCAGCAAATTTCCCAATTCGCAATGCCGACCGGTATCCAATTTTCTACAACCGGTGTAGGCACTTATTTTACGATGAGCGATGCCGGTAACATCAACAACTACTTTGCTTGGTTCAACGTAAACAGCGGGAACACGGCTCCAACTCCAGCCGGAACAGCCATCCAAGTGGCGATTTTATCAAGCGACAGTGCAACACAGATAGCTTCAAAATTTGCAGCTGCTATCAACGGGATTGCTACTGGCCTTATCGCAATTGCAACAAACGGCGTCGTAACAACAACGACTGTCGATTTTATCGAGACTAATGCTCCAACAAATATTGGTGTACCGGCTCCTGGAACGGTCACCATGATTCAATCCGGTCGCAGAACTTTTGTTGAATGTTTGGATTCAGCTGCGGTCAACCAATCAAGCGTAGCTGTAACAAACGTTCTAAATTGCAACCGACCACAGATGGCTTTCTCTTCGTATGATTCTACGGTAGCGGGCGACCAACTTGTTATCAGCGGAACCACCCTCGGTTCCTCAAATGCTGGCGCATACACCGTGGTTCAAGTACTAAGTCGTGATAGCGTGGTTGTGTCTGGCATTTTAGCTGCAGTTACGAACGTAAGCTTGAACAACTCAATAACATCTTTGGCCGTTCTCGAAGACGCTGCTTATTTTGGATACAAGCATGTCCTGTTTGCTTCATCGCAGCCTAGCGCACCAACAAGAACAGCAATCGTATTCGATTCAAATCATCATTATACAAAAATTAACCAAGCGGCTGGTGTGCAAATCACCTCACTCAGCAAACTTGCTTTCCCTACAACCGTTCGTAAGGGCCTTGACAGTTACGCTTACAACACTGGCCTCATTGCTGAAGCGAACCGAATCCTCTATGGAGACCCTAGAGATCGCGTGACTTATCAGGGTGTTGCGGCAGCGGGTGCCAATATTTTCGTCAGAGAGCCTCTTACTCTCAGAGTTAAAGTCGCAATCGAAGTTCGTCTGGCTACCGGTGCCCCTTTTGCCACGGTTGCTCAGGCCGTACGTTCGGCTGTTGCTGCGGTAATCAATTCAAATCCGGTAGGTCAATCTATCGATATTAGTTCTTTGATCTCTGCGGCTCGCTCAGTAGGAGGGGTACTGTCGGTAACTATTGATAGCCCGCTTTACAATTCTAGCCATGATCTGATCGCGTTAACTCCTGGTCAAAAGGCTCGAATTATAGATCCAAGTACTGATATATCGATTTCGTCGCTGTCTTAAGGAACAAAAATGTCTGTCACTAACGAAGAATTAGAAGCAAAACGTTTAAGATCATATTTGAATCCCTACATGAAAGGGCCAGCAGTAAATGCTGTGCTCGCAGCTTTGTCAGGTCCGGCATCTTACTTGGTAAATAGCGTGGCAGCTGTCAACGATCAGCTTTACATCACTACCGCTTCCGGCCAGTACCTCGATCAACGTTTGGCCGACTACGGCATTACCCGCCCACCTTCTGTGGGTCTTTCGGACGATATTTTTGCAGAAATTGGAATTGGGATTAAGAACCGCAAACAGGTTCGCGACCTAATCAACCAACTTTTAAATTCTATTTTTGGTGACGAATTTGTCAGAGCGTCAAATCCAGCCCGTGCAACCGAGCCTTACAACTTGGCCGATGGTGACACGTTGATCGTAAAATTCGACGACAAAATCACAGCAACAGTTGTGTTCTCGGCAGGAGAGTTTCAAAGCATTGCCGCCGCCACTGCACAGGAAGTCGCCGATTCTATCACTAAACATTTACGTGCACGCGGACAAAACGGTACAGCTATCGCAAAAGACGACGGCAACGGCCCATACGTAGAAATTTTTTCAGATTCAGTCGGCGCAGCCTCATCCGTAACAATTCTTGGCGGTTCAGCTCAAAACGTTTTAAAATACGATTCAGTTGTCCCGGCTGGCGGCAACTCATCCACGCAATGGACACTTTCCCTCCAGCCTGGAGGCGTTATCCGATACGCTTGGACTGGCGGAGCAAACCCGCAGCTTGGAAAAGTTACGGCTGGAAATTACGTAAATATTTTCGGTGGAGGATTTGCATCTTCAGCAGACAGCGGAAGTTTTACGGTTACAAAAGCGGTCGGTGGAACAATCGGCTATTCTTATTTCGAAGTTGTAAACCCACTAGGATCTGCCGGAATTATTGTTCAAGGTTCAAACAATGCAATCTTGTTTTACAATCCCGTAAAGAAAACCCTTCTTTCACGAAGCACTTACGCCGCGGTTTACCAAACTCAAAGCCAAACCCTTCAAATTTTCTTACCTGCAGCAACCCAAGTCATTCGTCGTACCCGTTTGGGATCAGCGCACCTGCACGATGCTCCTCGTGGACATTTCGTATTTTACGCTAACCCTGTTGCTGGGGATAAATTTTCAGTAACTTCAGCTAACAGCTTCACAGCTGGAACTGATTTTGCAATTGGTACTACAATAGATCAAACGATTAAAAATTTGACGACGGCAATCAACGCTGTGGTCATTGGTGGGCAAGCTTTTGCCCAAATCGGTATGCTGCAATTTGACCAGCTTTCGCAAAACATCACCCTAACGATGGCTTACACCGGATCCCAAGCAATTACAGCTACTGGCCTTGAGGGGGATGTTGTTTCCCTCGCTCCAAATCAGCCAGGACCATACGTTTACGATACCACTCAACCCTTTACGGTTTCGACAATCGGTTCACCGCTTAATCAAATTATAAACGGAACATCGTCTCGCGTAATTCAAGTAAAAGATTCGTCACAGTTTCCAGACGCACAGGGATACTTAATTATTGGGTATGGCACTCAGAATCAAGAGGGGCCAGTTCCTTACATCTCGCGTCCTTCAAGCTCAACCTTGTTAATTTCGCCAGCCTACAAAATTAAATACGTTCACGATATCGGTACAGACATTTCCCTTATTGAAAGTAAATCACCCGTAGTTTTATCAAGCGATGGAACTAACTATCCGCTCTACGTCACTGGCGTGGCCGATGGACGTATTTATGCGCAAGATTTGATTAGAAGCATTTCGGCCACCGGAATCACGTTAATATTTACGATTTTATTCCCCTCAGACGTGGGACTTGGGAAATTTGGAACTATCTACACGGAGAACCCCTACATCTGGGGATAAATTATGCCAACTTACGCACTAAACGGCGCAAACATTATAGTATATATCAACAACGTAATTTACAACGTTGCTCAATCTGTATCTTTCACGATCGACTACGGTGTTAGCGCCCAATTCGGCATAGATTCACCGTACGCTCAAGAGTTAGCTCCGGGCAAGGTCAGTGTAAGCGGAAGTATTCAAGGTCTTCGGATAAAAAATAGCGGTGGTTTGCAGGGAAAAAATATGCGCCCTCTGTTTACCGATATTGCGGCATCGCCTTATATCAGCATTCGCATTCAAGATCGCCAATCAAAAGAAGATATTTTTTTCTGTCAAACGGCAATGGTAACTAAAGAAAGCCATGTAGCTGCAGCAAAAGGCGGCTACAAGATGAGTATTGAGTGGACGGGTTTGCAGCCTTTGATGGCGCTCGATCGCGCTTAACTTTTAGTGGTGGCGTTTTTATTTTTCGCAAACCTTTCGCGGCCATTCGTGGTTTTAAGTGTTTTCTATCCAGCCGCTAACTGCGCGATCAATTAATTTATGTTTTAAGCTCATAACCATCTTTTAAAATTCGGCTTAATAACGCTTTCAACTCAGCAGACGCCATATCCATTTCAAGAGCAGAGCAAATCTCGCGCTCAGTGACGAAGTCGGGCATGTCTTCTTGAAGAACGAGATCGTTAAGAGATCGGAGAACCTCTAGGTTCTCGTCATCAAACACTACTACAGCATGAGTAAACTTCTCATTTTCGTTCGGCGTTGCAAGATATGACACCGTGGCGGGCATTCTTTGACCAAAGACCAACCAAAAAACTTTATCACCTGCTTTTAACATCTTTTTTTCCAATCTGCTCGCGTAACTGGCCTTAATTGCGTTAATTGCTCGTGCGGTACATCAGTTATCGCAAGCTACTTTTGGGTTCTTGACTACGCACACGTCAGGCGAAGTACGGGACAAATACAAAGTGC